ACCTCGGCCATGTTGCCGTTGGTTTGGTTGATAGCTTCCTTAGTAACGATCATCTGCTGAGCAATACGCTGTGGGCTTAGAGTCTGTTGACCCATCGCACCCGTGTTGCCTGTAATGGCCGCTGCTTCTGCTGGCTCTTCTGCCGCGTCAGTTGGAAGTGAAGGCATCTTAATATCGCCAACAAACCCGTTCAGCTGTGTTGCTCCTGTTGCAGCAAGCAAAGAGTTAGAACGCAAAGCGCCAACCAATGCAGTCACCTCAGTGGCTACTGTTGTCACTGCGTCATTTACACCAGCTGCGCCAGCGTCTACACCGTAAACGTTACGTGCTTCGTTCAACATAGATTGTGGAATAGCAAAATCACCGCGCAAGCCCAAGCCCAAAGCAGATGCTTCGCTGCGTGCTTCCTGTGCAATTTCCTTTTCCAATCCAGTTACACCGCCCTGTGCTGCTTCGCGCAAAGCCTTGCCTAAGTCAAACTGTGCTGTTGCCTTAATTACTTCCTTGTCGCTTCGAACAACCGCATCGGCTGCAACGGCAAGACGCTTTAGGCGTGCTTCGTTTTTTGACAATGCATCGCGCTGCTGTTCAGCCGCTTCGAGCTTTGTGTGAATGTCTTGCGTTTCTTCCAATTCCTCAGAGGTCAACGCGCGTTCCTCGGTTTCTGCGAGGTCGTTGATGTTGCCGAGCTTAGCCTCTAGTTGGCTGATGTAGCGGGCCGCATCTGTGCTGTTTCTAAAATTCATATTCTTAAAAGATTTCGCGGGTCGTTCCGCTGTTGTAGCAAAGGTACGTGTTTCCTGACTTTCAGTTGTTGCCTCTGTTTTCGTTTCGGTTTCTTGCACTGGCTCAGGCTTTACATCTGCCATGTTTCGTGCTGCCACCGTAGTAGTTGGATATGCTGGATACGTTACAGGTGACACGTCTAACAGTCGCGCCATCTTAGTCACGGTGCGCATGGTGCGCGATTCGTTCCATTCCTGATCCTGTATTGTAAACGCAAACGAGCTTTGTGATATATCGCCGCGCTTTATTAGTTTGTAAAGGTCGCGCCCGTCTTGCGTGTCTGCTAAAGCAGCCCGATACTTTAGGCCGCTTTCGTCAACGCTTAATTCTAGCGTGCCGTTTTTCGTTCGTGCCATCGGTGCGCCGTCATGATTGAGCAACAGCCGAACGTCATCTTCCATGACCTCATCGAACGCACCGCGTGCAATCTGTTCTTTGAAATATCCCAGGTCTGTAACCTGCTCAAAGTTTGCGGCATAGCCTTCGATAACTAGAGCGTCATCGCCAGCGGCTCGCACTTCGCTTGTTCGCAGTTCTACGTTATCGCCGTACTGTTTACGCAGTTCATTTAATCGCTCATCTTTTTTATTCTCCATCGCTACTAATTTTTTTGCTGTAATCTTCAAGGCTGTTTAACGCGATTTGATTCACTTGCACGGTGTGAATTGAACCTCCGTCAACCGCGTTGAGGTCTTCAGCGGCTCGCGCCTCATTGATTGACATGACCCCTGATTTAATCAGAGTGTCATAGTATTGTGCGCGGCTAACGCTATCGCCTCGCAATAGGTCGCTTAAGTCAAACCGTGTAAAGTGTGTAGGCCGTTCGTCAGGTGCTAACAGCTTGCAATTCATTTCCTGCTCTAGCCTGCGCGTCCAGGGCACAATCGTATATTTTGCAAACTGAATGGCTTGCTGCTCCGTGTTGCTGTAAGTTACATTGGACTGGACGCCAACCATAGACGGCGGCACGCCAAAGATTCTGCAAATTTCTTGATTCAGAAAATCGCGCTGCTCGGTTAAACTCGCATTCTCAGGGTCAACAGCTATGCGGTTATAGCTAAAGCCAAAAGGTAAAAGCTTCGTGCCTAGCTGATCGCCGCTATTGTTCCAACTGTCTTTGATAATATCAATCTGCTCTTTCTTCAGCGGCTCGTTGCTTGACAGTATGCCCGTCATGTTTCCGCTGCTACCAAAGAACTCACTAGCAAAGTCCTGGGCTGCCTTGGCTAGTCCCAACATTTCGCGGTGCAATTCAATCGGACTCTGACCATACAGGTTGCAAGTAATCAGCATATCTGCATGGAAGTAAATGCCATGGTCCTTTATGTCATACACTAAATCAGTGTCAACCATCTTTTGCTTTACGCTCTTTGGGTTGACTAAACAAAGTTCATATGGGTCGCCATTCGGCAAACGCTTAATTATGGCGTATGCCTTGCCGTAAATTAGAACATTGCTAATGTACGTTTCCCAAAAGTCAAAGGCTGTATATCCTGGCTCTGGCTCTTGGCTGATGAGGTCCTGCGCTACGTGGCCCGTGGCTTTTACAACTCCGTCTTCGTTGCGCGTCATTATATCCAAGTGCAGCTGTGCAATGGTTGACGCGATACGACTAACACAGGCATAAACAGTGGTTAGCCCTAGTGCCGTTTCCGTGTCAATAAATGCACCGCTCTTTGTTGAGATGCCGCGCAAGTGTGATGCAAAGGAAGGGTAACCCGTATAGGCTACCTGATAACCACCACGCTTAAAAATCCGTTGGAACAAATTTGCCATTGTGCGCAAGTTACGAAAGGTTGATAATTTCAAAAAAGCCGTCGGAATCGTTAGGCGTTTTCATGTGTTCGCCTATGCCCATAATCATTGCCACAATCGGATCAATCTTACCGCTGCTCTTTTGTTTGTCGGCTTTAATGTTTCCTGCTGGGTCTGTCTTTAGTTCTACGTTACCTAGCGCCCAGCGTAGGACGGGGTCACCATCATGCCACAGTTTGCCCGTGCGCGTCAATACCTCAACTTGCTTTGTGGGGCTGCTCATAGAAACAAAGCCCTGACCAAATGGAGTAAGTGGTACGCCGTCATCCACTAAGTCGATTGCAATCTGTGTGCTGTTGTATCTGTCAAAAGCAATTTTCTCAACGTTGTAATTTTGCATTAGGTTGGTTTCATCAATGACCTGGCCCTCTGGTCGATTCATTACGCCGCTGACCTTTCGCCTTATGCTTGCGTAGTCTGTAACATTGCCATCAGTCAAATGCACGTTTGGCAAATCAACAAAGGTTCGGTAGATATGGCCAGGGTCACGATCAAGCACAGCGTGCACCGTGTCTTCAGGTAGCCAGTAGTGGCCGCGCACATGGTAGCCGCCTTCGTCAGGGTACACCATAACCAGCGCCGTCATATCCGAAACGCTTGCAAGGTCAAGGCCACCATAGCAGCGCAAGCCTTTTAATTCTGCGTCGCGTTTGTTCTGCATCCATACTTCGTCCTGTATCCACGTCTTGGAAGCGGTCACCCATTTATTAAGGTGCTTGGTTTTAAATTCTACCTCACGCGATCCTCCGACATTGATAGCCTGTTGTAATTGACTGTCTAGTAACTGAGGCCGCAACGCTGTGCCCAATGACGGGTTTGCTTTTATCCATGTGCTGTTGTCGGTCCAGTCGTCATCGTCATCCAACTCGTATATTATGGCAAATTGCGAGTCGTCATGTTTAACCTCGTCGAGTATTTCCTTGCAAGTCTTTTGTAATTCGTAGCATGGCGATTCACGATTAAAGCCTGCTGTTGTAATTGTGAGGTGCATCGGGTTACGGCGTGCCTGCATTCCTGAACGCAGCACGTTTGCCACGCCATCGGTTTGGTGTGCGTGGTATTCGTCAATGCCTGCAAAGTGTATGTTCAAGCCGTCAAGCGTATCGCGGTCTGCGCTTAGGTACGTGCATCGCGCCGAGAGCGTCGGCGCTTTAATATCGTGCTTGCCAGCCTTTAGGTGTTTCCTGAGCGGCGGCGAAACTTGAACCATCCTTTGCGCTTCGTCGAATCCGATCTTTGCTTGGTCTTTTTTAGTTGCTGCAAAATAAACCTCGGCAGCTTTTTCCTGATCAAAGAAAAGAGCAGCGAGCGCACAGCCTGCCATAAGTGTCGTCTTGCCATTCTTGCGAGCAACCGTAATATAAGCATAGTTGAAACGTCTAGTGCCGTCCTCACGAAACCACCCGTAAAGATTCCACAATATAAACTTTTGCCAAGGAAGCGGATCGAACGCTTGGCCGTCCCATTCGCCTACTGTGTGACGAATTGCCTTTTGAAAAAATGTAATGTAAGCCTGCGCGGTTTGTGGCCTAAACTCTAAGCCGCGTTCCTCGGCTGTGTCTAAATCTTTTAAGTAACGTTCGCACGCTTTGCGCGTGTACTTGCTTGCAGTTGTGTTGCCTTGGATTATATCCAGCGCGTACTGATGCGCTTCGCCTTCATGCATCTTTAAATGTTAGCAGCTTCTCTAGTTCGTCGTCAAGCTCTACCTCAACATCAATGCGCTTGCGCGCTGCTGGTGTCATGCCTAACTCCTTTAGAACTACCAAGTATTTGGATCTTGACTCTACGAGCATTTGATGTTCAGGCCTGTGCTTCGTCATCGTGCCGCCGTCCCTGTTTTTAAATTCGTAAGTGTAACCTTTTTCGTCTATCAAAGCTTGCAGGTCAACAACCTCTACCGATAGGCACGCCGCCATTTTTAACAGGTCTTCATCAAGCTCACCAATATGCCGAGCGCTACGCAGTGCCGTCTTAATACGTTGGTACGCTTCGCTTTGTTTTGCGGTTAGTTTGTCCATGTGTCCAAAGTTAGACGCCAAAACGCGATAAAAAAAACGAAATAAATCGCCCCTGCTACTACGGCGATGCAAACGCTTTTTGCCTCAGATTGTCAAAGGGGCTACCCCTCGTGAGCTTCGCGCCCTGATTTGCTGTTGTGGCAAGACGTACAGAGCGGCTGCCAGTTGTTGCTGTCCCAAAAGTCACCGCCTAAACGTACAGGCTCTATGTGATCTACTACCTGTGCCACGCGCCCACAGTCATTGCATACAGGATTATTCTTAATGAACGTCAGCCGCGCCTTGCGCCATGCACTGGTCCAGTACCTCTTATCCTGTGGCCTATCTCGCTTTCTTCCTTTGCGCCTGGGGTCTGGCGTCTGCTTACGTGGTATTGTAGGCATCACTTGTAACAGTAGCCATGATGCCCAGTCAAGTCGTAAAGTTCGCGACTGATCCGCTTAAAGACCTCCCATCTGTTGCCGTAGTTAAGTTCCTTGATGTTGCTTACCATGTTCACGCTTAACAGGTCGAGTCTTGCCTTTCTTAGCGCGTCGAACTGTTCCCGTTCCTTTGGGCTTAGGCAGTACGTCTTTGGTTTCTGCAATGTCGAGGGCTTTTGTCCTATAATGGTCGTGTAGGTTTCGTAGCTCGCGTATCGTGAACTTTCTACCTTCGTCCGCTTCTCGCATAAGCTCTTTAGTTCTTCCTGGCTTTTCGCTTTCAATACGGCAGCCGAAAATCCATTGTTCTCCCTGTCTGTAAAGATTGCAGGTAACGCATTGCGGCTTAACGTTATCTGTGCTCCAACGAGTGGCTGCGAATCGTCTACTGAGGAAATGCCCCGCCTGTATTTTAGTTGCGTGATAGACTCGCTGGCAGGTGTAACACGTACAATTTCCGCGTATATCTGCCGCTTCCCATCTGACGAATTTGCTGAACCACTCATCGACCTTTTTCTTTTCCTGTGCGTGTGTGCGTTTCTTTGGCATTCCCGTTAATTGCTTCGCTAATGTAATCCTTTAGCAATTCACGTTCACGTTTGCGGTTCTTGTATTCGGTTGACTGCTGCACCTTATGCCAGTTCGCCCTTAGTTTCGTGCGGTATGCCTCGCGCTGGTTGCTGTAATGCGTTTCGCACATAACCCAAAACGCTTTCGTGTGATCGGTAACGCTTGGATGCTCTGAAAACGTGCCTTTGTTGTTAATGAAGTATTCGCGTTCTATCGGGTGCGGATTGTACCTGCTCGCGCATTCATCGCCATACATTTCTGCAATTGCGTATCTGCGTGCGTCCATCAGGTCAAGCCAAAATCGTTCTATTTCTGTCATAATCCGCAGTGTCCTGAGTCGCAATCACTAAAATCCTCAAAGCTTAATTCGTGCTGCAATCTGTGTTTTTTTATGTCGTCATAACTCGATTCTCCATGCCTCCATTGTCCTTTGCCTTTGACTCTTTCTTGTGCTGCGAACCATTCCATCTTATTCGGGTATTTATCCCACATCTTGCGTAATAAAAGTGGGTTACGGTGAAAGCATCCGACGCAATTATTGCGTTGTGCAAAAGGAACTGGAATATCGTCCCAAAACTCGACAACTTTATCTCTGTGAATTGCATCTTCGATCATTGGAAAGCTTGGCTTCTGCCATGCCATTGTTGCCCACTTGTTATTTCCGTTTGAGTGCTTTCCGATAACATCTTTAAATTCAAGGAGACCGTCTTCATTGCAACGCTCCATCATTCGCACCGCGCGTCTTTCTTCTCCTGCTCTGAATCCGATTTGCATATTTACGGGTTCTCCTATCGTTTCTTTCCACCAGCGGTACATTGGTCGAAGTTTCATTTCAACCGTGCAGTATCTATGAAGCTTGTTGGGTAGCCACCCTCCTTTATTCGTTGCGACCTCATCAAATGTATCTCCGACTACCCAATCGATATCCTGTTCAAGCCATTGTTCAAGCTCGAGCATGGTTTCAATAATGACATCGTCTTCTAAAGTACCGACGAACTCTCGTCCGATTTTATCGCTTGCAAGCTTGCGAAGGTATGGATCGGGATGTTTGCACTTCTGGTCTTCGGTAGTGACCAAAGCAAAAACAAGGTAGTCACTCGGATAATTTGCCGCGACATACGCCGACGACTGCCCGCCGCTCACGCTTGTTACTGTCTTAATTTCAGTCATTGAACATGTGAATTTGTTGCGTGTTATAACCTAGCTGCTCCTGTACGTGTGTCTGCTCATTGTGCCGCATTGCGTACTTTTCACCTCTTAAATGTGGGTTTTCTTCCTGAAGTTTGCGCCTTGCCCGTGTGATTGCCTCGGCACTAGTTAGGTCACCATCGCGCAAGTGGATCAGTAAATCTGTTGCCGTTATGCGTTTAGTGCTGATGCCAATGTCAGCCAGGTCTAAATGCCATACGTATCCAATTAGCATATTATCGCTGTCCTGTAATTTGCTGTGCTGATTCAGCAATGACTCTACACGGTCTTTGGTGTTGTTTATGTTCATTTCTCTGCTTCTTTCTGTCGTTCGTCCATCTCCTGCCGCTCTGTGTACGTTAAGCGGTTCTCTCCCGCTATCCAATCAGACGGATGTACCCTAGAGGCCACTGTATTAACCTCAGTAGCGTATTCGGGCTTTAAATGCCGCATGGCTTCTGCCTGCATCCGTTCAGCGTCTTTGCGTTCGTTGTCGCGGATCGTTTGAATGACTGGCTGCTTTAGTTGGTCGTACTTGGTAAAGCAATCCACGAATTGCGCCAGTTTTAAGCGTTCGTAGTACGCGCCAAAGCTTTCCTTTGCCATCATGTACAGGCACAGCCGCCAATCTTCAAGGGTAAACGTGGGGAACTGCTGTACAAGCTCATTCACCGTCATTGCTATGTGTTCAGGCTCTGTAAGTGTCTTATTAGCGTCGACAAACTTCACGCAGCGTGTAAGCATACCGATCAGCGCGGCCCGTGTTGGTGCTTCATCGCATACCAATGCCGTGCGGACGTTCGTGCCTTTAAAGCACATTTCCAGAGTCAGGCGCGATGCGTCCAGTCCTTGCAAATTCTGCAAGCTTTTCTCTGTTGCGATCTCTTTCAAGGTTATCCGCTCGGCGCTTGTTAGCTCGCCCACCTTTGGGTGCGTCAAATACCAAGCCTTTCCATCCGTTCGCAATTGCTCTATGTATTGCGTCGATTGCGTCTGTTTCGTCAGTGTACTCATTTTGCAGTTTGATTAGTGCCCTTTGTTCAGTTTTAGGCGATTTGTAGGTGAATCGGTGATCTGTTTTCTTGTACTCTAGCCACTCAGACCATGCAGCGGTAAAGGGTTCTGATTGCCAAGGCAACACAATTTTGAATTTTTCCCCTTGGTTTAGTACTGGTTTAGTAATTGTTTTAGTATATTCTCTTTTATGTGTCCGTTGGCGCCCACCCAAAAGTCCGTTGACGCCCACCCCCCTGGCCGTTGACACCCACCCTAAAGTCCGTTTGTGCCCACCCTGTCCGTTGGCAACCACCCCCCTCTTTAGGTGTCCTTGACTGATCAGCCTGTAAATAATCTTTCGTGCGCGGTCCTCACTAATGCCGATTAAATCGCCCAGGTGTTCATTCGTGGCAAAGCATTGCAAATTATTTGCCTCAAAACTGGCTACCTCAGATAGCAACACGCGATCCATGACAGCAATGTCTAGCTGCCATATCTCTAGCGGTATCCAAATGCCCGTGCGCTTACCTTGGCCGCCCTTCATGTATCTGTTCCATTGTTTTGGCAACCGCATCGAACAGCTCCAAAGGCTCTACATTCTGCTTCTGCACTATCCATGTGCTGTGCTTCAGTATGCCAGTAGGGTTTACAGCCATCCAGTTCTTAATCGTTCGCAAGCTCACACCTAGGTCGTCAGCTGCGTGCTGATCACTTTCCCACAGTTGCCGAATAAACTGGCGCAGGTTGATTGTATTCTGTTCTTGTTTCATATTTAATGCCTTTACTGTTCAAGTCCTCCATGTACTTCTGTGCGCTGCTGAAATTGTCAAACTTGACGCTGCTGTTATAGCCTAGCACAATGATGCAGTATTGCAAGCGCTCAAAATCCGAAATCTTGCCCATTTTTTGCAGGTTGTTGGGTTGGTGCTGGCTGCGCTGCGCCTTCAATAATTTCGTACTTCCAAGGCACTAAGCTTAGAAATACGCGCGGTTCTTGCGTTTCATCCTTTTGCCATTCCTTGCCGCGCACGTTGCAGCGTGCTTTAATTGTCTTGCCTACTTCTAACGCCATGACTTCGTCCACGTCGTCTTTCAGAAACTCCAGCGGCACGATTTGCGGATATTTGCCATCTTGAACTGTTACGTGGATCGTGCATTTACGAAAGCCGCTTTCGAATTCCATCGGTTTACATACCCGCGTTATTACTCCTTCAATTATCAATTCCATGTTTTTTATATGATTTAGTGAATTCTGTTTGTGAGCAGTTGGGCAAATCGATTGCACGCAACTGGTTTAATTTTAACCGCTCGAATATTTCACGCCAGCGATTCGGCGTTGGGTTAGTGTCTATTATTTCGTCCTCTAGGCCGTCATCGTCGTCTTTCATTGTGGACGTGCTGAGCAGCAGTAAAGCGTAATCTTTTACGTCTTCCACGTGTGCGGCTTGGTCAGCCTCCACGCTGTCAAAGAATTCGTCGAGGTTCATTCATCTAAGTCTTTTAATACGTCAGGCCCGAGCTGCTCCATAATGTTCATTTTGTTGCGCAAATCCTCCTCAGCGTTTAGCATTTTAAACTCTACTGGGTCAAGCGGATCAACTCCGAAGCGCTTGATTACTATATGCGCCCACCACACAAAGCTGTTTTCGTTTAGTGGCGCAAACTCAAACATGTCTTCGTCGTCTAAGTGTATGGCTTCAAAGCAATCACACATCCATATACCTACGCCAACGCGCTCGCCATCGCTTACCGCATACAGTGCGTTTATCTCAGGCTTAAATGCGTCCAAATGTGCCCAGTTCATTCGTCAATTTCGTCTTCGCCGTAAACGCCAGCAGTGTAAAAGCCTGCAAGCTTTAAAATGGCACGCGATAGAGCGCGTTTTTCAGCCATGGCAATAGGGTATTGGTTGCGGTTGTTTGCTTTGCTCACCTCGCCATACGTTTCTACCTTGCCTATTTCGCATTTTGCGTAGGCTTTAACGCAGTATTTTCCTTCTTTGGTATCTGACCATTCGGGCACGGTAGAAAATCGAACCTCGGCCTTTATTTTAGCCTGTAAATGTTCAACGCCTCGCCGCGTCATAATGACAAAGCCACGTGGGTCTTTGTGGAAATGGTCAGGGTGCATTTCGTACTTCTCAGCCAGCGCCCTTAGTTCATCGTTATTGTTCATCGTTCACGGTTTTGCTTTAGGTGCATTTTCATTTTGTCAATCAGGCGCAGAAACTCGCGTTCCTCGGCTAGGTCTTGCTGCCATTGATTGAATGACTGCGGGGCGGTTACTTGTACGCTGCTGCGCACGCAAATAGGTTTGTTCATTGGTCTAACGTTTGATCCTGTTGTTTGTCGTGTTGTTCGTCGGCCTCTTCGTAGTAGTCGCGGCCTTCGTCTTCGTCGTCTGCTGGGTAGTCGTATCCTTCTCTCCACATGGGGCAAGTATATGCAACTTTCTGCATATGTGCAACTTTCTGCATCTTTTTTATTGGGCATGAAAAAGGCCGCACCGTTGTGCAGCCCCAATCATTAACCTATAATCTAACTGGATAACCAAACCCAGGTCAAAGATACTTATTTCTTTTTACTTGCCACGCGCTTTTTCTTGCGATCAGATACAATAGCGTTAATCAGCACGTCAAGCCATCCAAATACTTTGTTGTCTGCCTCGGTTGGTGTGAGGTTTACAATGACCTTTACGAATGCCATAAGCGCCAAAACAATCTCGGCCCAATAAGTCTGTATTAGTTCTCCCATGATAAAAATTTAGTGCAAGGTATTAAAGAGGCATCAAACAATTAATAGCCGTGTGCCCACCAATTACCACGCCGCATCCAATCGCCTGCTTTTTGTAGTGCTTGGCATATGCAGCCGCATAACTATCGCGGTCAATTCCACAACCTACCTGCATTCCGAATATTTTGCTACGGTTTCCAACTAGCCACTCAACATAGGCCTGAGTATGTATATGGCCCTGTACCGTGCTTTGCATATCGTTCTTTGCCTTCGTCCGTGCAGTGCCGCCTTCGCCGTGACAGAATTGCACGCCGTCATATTCGATGCGCTCCACCCAATTCCATGACGTGCTGAGCACTTCGTTATAGTCTTTGATCCATTCCCTTGGTACGGATGAGCTAAACGCCTTTCGCATTATCAGCCTGTCATGGTTACCAATGGTTACATCTGCAATTGGGAAGGCCTGCGCCCATTTATCAACGTGCTTAATGGCTTCTTGCAGTTCATAGCCCCCACTCATTCCGTTGCTATCTGTTTCATGGTATGAGGCATAATGATTGTCCAGAATGTCGCCAATATAAATAACCTGATTGCACGCGAATCTATCGTAGGTGTCAAGGCAAAACTCAAAATAGCCGTCAAGCTCAAAAGGACAATGCAAATCACCAATAACTAAAATACGCCGCTCCTTTGTTCTTAAGTAGTCCAGCGCTCTTTTCTGCTGGGCATTAATTCGTGGACGGATCGTGTTAATCATATAGCCAAATTACATCCTCGTCATGACTTGCATCATAACTGTTATCTACGTGTATGAACGTCTTGGCTATGCCTATGCGGTTAAAACCAACCTCAAGCAATGCGCCAACTATATAGCACCGCGCCCGTGAATCCGTGCAGTGTATATCAGCAGCACAACCAGCAAGGTGTGCACTGTTATGCTTTCCGCCTACCTTTTTATTGAATTCTTTCGTTCTGTAACCGCTGTTGATCCTAAACGACACACCGCTTAAATGCCTTGCGCGGTCTAACATCTGCAAAAAGTCTTGATCCATCATGTGTTCGCCGCTGCCAATAGCATCAGGGCTGTCAAACTCATGATAGTTGAAATACCTCATTTCTGCAATTTAGCAATCATTAATTCAATCTTATGCACGGCGGCTAACAATTCTTTCATGTCGCTCTTTATCTCGTTGCTGTCAATCTCTAGCTGTATGACGCGACTCTTTAGCCTTGCCACTGTGCTGTTTAGGTTAACCCATACACCAACTAAGCCAGCCACTACTGGTAATACCGCCGCTAAAATTTCCCATTCCATCACTTCTCTTTTTTCTGTATTATGTACCAGTTGCTTGCATGGCACAAGATACTAACGCCGTCATAATCCCTATCTAATGTGTAACTGCTTGCGCCGTCGATAGTTACACCTGAGTCTGAAACGTTAGGTGCAATGATTATAATTTTGTTTGCGGCTATACTGCTGTCTGTTTGAAATCGCAAGATGCGGCCTTCGTTACCTGACACAACGGGCAATTGAATTCTACCTGTACCATTCGGCCCTGTCCACGTGTTGAATATCATTTGATCAGTAGCCGTTACGTCATTAGTAACAGTGTCACGATGCGTTATGCTGCGAATCGGCTGTTGCAAAAACCTTTGTAACATATTAGGTGGCAAATCGCCGTCAGTAGGAACAAACGCATTGCGTATGTCGTATATTGGTTCTGTTTCGTCAACTGGTGTGTGATCATCAAATACCTGGCCGTCCAGTACAGTTACATTTGTGTCGCTGCTAGTCAAGAAAAACGCTTCGTATTCGCTTTGTACAGCGTCTGCACTATACGATGTTTCAAACGGTAGAAAATCACGCGACCCAAAGAGCATTGTATTTAAGGGACTAACAAAGCTTTTGTAAACTGTACCGCGCCGCACTCTTGTGCTAAAGTTTTGCCCTGCCAATACCTCTTTGACGCCAAGCTTATGGATCGCAAAGGTTGCACTACTATTCGCAAAGCTTGCAAAACTATCAATAGGTTGGCTTGGTGAACTGTTGTTCTCGTAAATGTTCCTGACGTCATTAAATTGACTTGACCCTATTACAACCTCGTCCTGAATTAGTGATTCCTGATTGGCATCTGATGTGTTAGCTTCATATACAACCCTGTCGCCATTAGTCAAACCACCGTTTAAAACTTGCACTGTAAAATTGTCGAGCTTGCCATCTGCATTTGTGCCCGTTACGTCCGTAATAACGTTACCATCTACGTCGTAACCCTCAACGTTTACCGTCATCAGTGCGCCAGTCTGTGCGCTTGTTATTGGCAGCAAGTCAATTATAACAGGTTGATTGTATAGTGCAAGGCTCGCATAGCTTTGCGGTGTAAACGTTAGATTGTAAAATAATCCATTGTTCTTATTTAAGTACGAAGGCAATGGAGTGACAGCGAAGTAAAAATATCCAGCACTTGATGACCACGCTGGTGCGCTAAAATTCATTTGGTCAACGCTGTAAGTCGCTCCAGCATTGCCAAACGTCATTGTTGTTGGGCCAAAGGTTACAGCGTTATTATAGTACAAACTACCGACCTTAATCTGCAACTTTAGGACTAGCCTTGCGTGCTGATCTGCGCCTGTACTTGACCCATCGCCGTCAAAACTGTGAGTGTATCTGAACTGAAACCTAAAGAGCGTGCCATTATCATAGGCTAAATTGTTGTCAGTGATATTTGCACCTAATGCTGTCTGCTGGCCTGAGGCATTTAGAAATTGCGTTTCAGGGCCAATCAAAGGAACGTTGGCATCTGTTCGCCAAGTACGTTGCACAATGTTTAAAGGTGGCAAAAAGCTAGTAGTGCCGCCGCGTAGCTTGACAATGTCGCTGCCTGTTGTAAGCCGAGTATTTACCGCGCTCGTTGATCCGCTAACCGTGCCCGCCTTTGTTACCGTATGAACGTTAATAGTCACATTGTTTTTGACTGCACCAACTGGAACAAACCAAAAATAACCCTCAGCAAAAAAGACGCGTGCGTTAAACGTTGTGGCTATATCTGTCAAGACATCATAGGCTGTCATGTACTTAACAAAACCAGCCTCGTCAACGTTGTAAAAAGCCGCATGATTTACTTCTAACTCTGTCAATGCGTTTGCGCTGCTAAATGTCGTAGGCTTGAAGTCATTTGCATACTTTAGGAATACATCTGTATTGCCATAGACGTGTAATGCGCGTGTCTTATTTAACGCTTTCACTAAATGCGCTGCAATAGTTTCACGTCCAGTGTATGCGCTGCCAGCATTATTATACAGCACGTTCTTAAGATCGCCTAACTCATCAACCGCATTCATTGTGTTCTGAATAGGGTAAGCCTCATCTTGCAGCTCTACCTGTTCATGCAACAGCACGCCTGTCCAAAACAAAGTGTTAGCGCCGTCAGGGTCTTTGTAAATGCTCACCTTAAAGTCAGCATCTTCACTAGTGGCTAAGGCCGTAAGCATAGCCGTATGTTCGGAAACCGTTTCCGTCAAAGTAAATGTAACCTCGCTGCCTATGATTGGCTGCATTCGGGTTTCATTGTCACCGCTGTAACGCAATACAAAGCCATCTGATCCAAGGTTAAACTCGGTAGCGCTGCCGCCGTATCCGCTTTCGTGGATGTTTAGTTTATAGTCCGTGCCAAGCTGGTCTGTAAACTCAGCAAATAATCTGATTGGGTCTGCCATGTTAGAATCCTCTTACTCGGTTACGGTCTATTGCATTGCGCTCACTTGTTAGCAGTATGTCACGGCCTGAAATTTTGCCTGTGACTTGTACGCTTGCGCCTCCCATCATGCCCTGCAATTTACTCAATGGTGCAATTACCTCAGGGTCAACGCTTGCGTTTTGGTTATCTCCTACCATTGCCATCGTAGGGCCAAAAGCCAAGCCACCCTGTGCAAGTGCTGGCGGCGTCGAACCCATACGTTGACTTAATCCTTTAATGACTGCACCCGCTGCAACCAATGCAACACCAGCCGCCACAGCTGCCAGTGGGTTTGTTGTAAGCGATACAAAGAAAGTGCTGGCCGCTATACCTGCGGCTATAAACTGCTGTCCTAAATCAATGAGCAAGCTAGCCAATCCAAGAACCGCCTGTGAAAATATATCGCTCATCTGAACCGTGCCCGCAATCAGTCCACCAATCGCCATGCCTATACCTGCAAAAGCGCCCTCGACTGCTGGCCCCATATCCACCATCATACTCAACTCCTTGCGGCCTGCCTTTAGGTTTTCCGCTAAGTCGCTGACGGCTGTGCTGCTTTGGGTTACTAGCTGCGGACTTGGCCCTACTGCGCCACCTTTCGCGGCTAGTGGCTGCAAGCCTGTATCTGCTGCACCTGCACCGCCTCCGCTAATTGCTGACGGTATTAAATTAGTCAAGCCGCCCAATGTGCTTAACGCGTTGGCTACGCTTTCTTTTGTAACTAACTCCAGCGGCTCACGCTCTAGCTCCGTGTTGACTGCGGTTGACCAGTCCTCAGCTGCCTTTGTACCAAACTCGGCCATCCGATCCGCCGCGTTGGTGAATGCGTTGCTAATTAATTCGGGTATTGCACTAAAGTCGCCGCGCATTACTGCGCCTATGATCGTACCCAAATCCTTGAATGCGCTTATAACACTATCAACCGCGAAAAGGAAGAAATCAAACACCACCTGCACCGTGCCCTTTATGCCGCCAATGATGCCACGCAAAAGGCTAGACTCATTGTATAGCGTTATAAAGTAATTGATAACGTCGGTAATGTATGGCGCTATCTCATCGGCAAAGGTTACAATCGCAATGCCCAAACCGACCACGGCGGCAATGATTAAACCAATAGGCGAGAGTAAAGCCATGAAGCCCTGTATTAAGGTCGGCAGTATAACCAGCAACGGGCCAAGTGCCGCCGCAATTCCTGCACCGATAACCATGAACCTCTTAACCTGCGGGCTGAGGTTTTGAAATGCGGCCAGCATATTCTTAAGACCGTCAATAACAGGCGGTAAAAACTCCATTATAATTTTACCAAACTCTTCCTGCAAGTCACCAAAGGAATTAGCCAACTGCTTGAGTCCACCCGTGCCTGCCTTTGCTGCTGCCTCTGCACTACCTCCGTATTGCTTTTCTAGCTCGTCCAGTATTACGGTCTGCGCCTCGGCTAGTCTGCCGCTCTCGGTCAGGCTTTTAATAACCTGCTTTTGGTCTTCGCTAAACTGTATACCCGAACGGCTTAACGCGCTCAGGTTTGCAATCGGATCATTTAATGCCTTGCCCAATTGGATGGATGCACTTTTTAGGTCGCCATCTAATCGCGTGGCAAGGTCCAAAGCAACCGACTGCGTGCGTGTAAACTGATCGCCTGCAATGTTGGTAAACGTCAGCAGCTGCGAAGTTGCATCCTTTAGTATTTCCTCATCACCGAATATGGTTTTGGTTTGCAAGTCACTTGCCATCTGCTGCAACTGCTTAGAAGTAAAGCCAACTGTGTTGCCTGTTGATTTCAAACCAGCCTCGACCTGGGCAATTGCTTTAGCCTGCTGGTCGAATGCTTTTACCGCTGTAAAGCCAAGCGCCGCAATCGGTGCGGTCAAGCCCATAGTCATTGACTTGCCTAAACGCTTCGTGCTTTTACCGAAGTTCTGCATTTTGCGCATAGAAGAGCCTAGCGCTTTATCAAATTGACGGGTCTGCGCCCCAATCGTTACAATTAAATCATTCAGCTTTGCCATTCGTCGCGTGCTTTAATTCTTGCAATCAATTCTTCATGTGTCAAGTTAAGCGCATTTTGCTTTGGCTTCTCCCATGGGAATTGCATTAAATCCTTTGGCCGCAATTTACGGCCTTTCTTTAAGTGCGGTTGCATGATCATAGAACCAAGCCACCGCGTGCGCTCCCACTGCATACGCTCCCGCATTTCTTCCTGTTCTCTGTTCGCGTCTAGTGCAAGGCTTATCTCGCCAAAGGTCATAGACCAAAACGCAGAAGGGGACAGGCGCAAAATGCCCATCCCCATCTTAATAACATCGGCCCAGCCTATATCCTGGTCAGTGCCGTCTATGCTTTTTTTTCGCTGTTGTATTCACCGAGTACGTCAAAGCATTGTGTGACGTGTGCCAAGGTGATCAAGTCCTCAAAATCTGCCAACTCTATATCAAAGTCGATGCCTTCAAAGTCACAACCGCATTCAACGCCGACGAAGCAAAGGAATGCACAGGCATCCGCTGAGAGCTTTGACGGATCGGATAAGCTGAACACATTTACTTTTGATCTGCGTTCAAACTTTTTTAGCGCCTTCATAGAATAGCGCACTGGGTACTCCGTGCCGTTAAGTTCTATCATGCAACAGTTTCATCAATTGTACCAGTCAACTCAAATGTAGCTGAATAGCTTGCTGTATCTTCTGTGCCGCCTGACTGCTCAAGGCTAGTAATGTATGCATTAGCACCAAAGCTAGCTTCTCCAGTTCCCAGTGTTGCCTTGCTAAACTTTAAAGTCAATTCTGTTCGACCTTCCCAAGCTGCGTATAGGTCAATAAAGTCTTTGTTAGCAGCGTCAACGTAATCAATCAAACCGCTGACGCTGATGCTGCCGCTTCGCACGCCTGGCAAAAGCTCACGGAAAGCCGAGCTGTCTTTAGTTGTTATGTCAATAGTCTCAGCGTTCAAGGTCAATGACACGTCTGTTGCTGCTGCAATGAGTGTTGTGCCAATGTACACGCCTAAATCTGTGCCGTTAAATATCGCCATCTTGGTCTTGTTCTTTTAATTCAATATCGTTTTCCGCTGCAATATAACCTTTTGCAGCAAGCTCCTTTGCAAATAATGGATGCACGCTAGGTTGATCCCCTTTTTTCCAGGTGTTGCCTTCTAGCTTGCACGCCTTTAACAATGTTACTTTCATAGGTGCAAGTTAATCAATAATCGTTTAAGGCATCAAACTTTGAATTGCTGCAATATCCTCTTCTGTTAATCCGTCCGCGTCGTGGCTTAATTGCATCCCAACAAATACCGCTTCGCAGTATATGCCTAGCACGTGATTAATAAAAAGCTCTGCGCCTGTGACCGCAACAACCGCTGTAATTTGTTCTTGAGTGTATTGCATTAGATTATGTTCATGTCTGAGTTTGTCAGGTCAATCTGTAAAGTGTCATTGATTACTGTGTAATTTGTGCCGTCCGTGCTTCCGCTGATGGTGACGTATCGAATACTTGAACCGCTATAAAACCGAATGGTGCCGCTCGTCATTGTATAGCTTGCGCCCATGTCGATAATCAAATAATTGTTTGCGGTTGAGGTTGTAAGTGACCACCACCACGTTGAGGTTGACGAGTCAAAAGCCTTGTAAGGTGAATAACTACTGAACGTATGACCCGCACTTGCCACAAAAGGACTTGGTGCGTTGTCGGCTGTCATGTCGCTTGGGTAATCTGTGCCGCTGCTTGTATATCTCCAGTCCCTTATCCCCATGTGTAAGCTGCTGGCGTTGCCTGATGAATCAACTCCAACGCATTTGAAATATCGGAAAGTTGCCGTAAGTTTATCATAAGTGCCTGTGACCTCTGCGGATTGTACGAAATCGCCAAACTCCTGCACCCGAACTTTTAAGGTTCTTGTAGATGTGCTGGCGTTTGTATCCGTCCACGTTAAAACGCCATTGCTGTCAGTTATATTCGCGTTGCTTACAATTTCCGTCGCTCCAATAAACACAGAAGCGTTGACGGTTGGTTGCGTATATGAAGCGTAATTAGTAATGGTTACGGTTTGACCACTTCCATAAATATCGGACATCGTGCTAATAGTCGGACTGGTTGTGGCTGTGCCGCCTCCGCCTTGTGTGGTAAAAAACCCGTCGATGTTGTTAATGTCCGCTGTTGGGACTCCTGAGATTTCTGCCATGATTAACTAATTTGAACCCAATCTTTCGAAGGGTCGAAGTAAACTGCGTATGCTGAACCAATCGCGCCAATATAGTAACCGACAACTCGTGAATATTCGTCTGCTGTTGTTGGTGCTGTCGCGCTGAATGTACCCGATGCGCCAAGCCAAAGAGGTGCGCCCGCTGCCGATCCGCTAATTGCAGCACCTGCGTCAACCATCCCTTGCAAAACAACCTCATTACTTCCTGTGTGAAATCCAATGAGTTTTTTGGAATTCGCGTTATCTCTTGCGGCTAATGCATCACCCATCACATCAACAATCTTGTCATCTGCAACGGATATTGTCGCAGTCATCAATATATTTTGCCCCGTGTTAAGCGCGTTTGTTGCGTAGTTCGTAGTAATGTCATCAAGCTTCGTTTTGTCTGCACTACTCATTGAACCCGCTGCGCTTGTTGTCGCTGCCGTTATTGCAATGTCAGGAGTATTCCCTCCGCTGCTTGTGATCGGTGCTGTGCCCGTTACCGCAGTCAATCCACCGCCGCCGCCGCCGCTGCTCGCAATTGTAATTGTATCGCTGCCGTTGTCGGATATAGTCACGTTTGCACCTGCCGCAATTGTCAAGCCGCCCGTTAAGCTATTCACAGAAGTAACACCTCCCGCGCTTCCGTTTGCTGCCGCTGTAATCCTTCCCTGCGCGTCTACGGTTATATCAGCGTTCGTGTATGCCGCTGCTGTTACCGCTGTGTCTGCAAGCGCAATCGTACCGCTTCCCGTAATTGTGCCCCCTGTTAAGCCTGTGCCAGTTGCTACGCTTGTAACTGTGCCCGCGTTGTTGCTTACATCAGCAAACGACAAAACTCCCGATCCGTTAGTTGTTAAAGCTTGGCCGTTTGATCCTGCGCTTGTTGGCAAGGTTAAAGTATAGGTTGCACCAGCCGAATGAGCTGGCGACTGTATAGTAACGCCGTGCGAGTTTGCTTCGCAGTTTAAAATAATGGCCGCGCTGTTGGTGTCGCCTTTGACTTCTAGCACGCCCGTGCCTTTAGGCGCTACAATTATATTGCCGTTGGCTGTCGTGGTCTTTATCTCGTTGGCTTGCGTGTCTAGGTCACCTGTAAGTTGTGCGCTTGCCGCCATCAATGCGCCTGCCGCCGCTACGTTTGTCGCGTCTGTTACGTCTGCGCTTGTTTCAATGCCTGCCAACTTTGTTGCATCGGCTGACGGATAAGTATTTTTTGCTGTGTTTGCAGCTACTGCACTGGCATCGGTGTAACTAACCTTGGCAGTGTTTGCTGTAATGGCCGAGGCTTGCCCTGACGTAATGCCTGTCTTCGCAGTGTTGGCCGCTACTGCTGAGTCTAGTGCAATGTCTGCTAGTCTTGCTATCGTGCCTGAGCTTGTTGGTAAACTTAACGAGGCGTTCGCACCGCCTGAGTATCGCAGATAAGCGTAATGCGTGGCGCTCTTAATATGCAGTTGCGTGCCAACAGGTATGTTAAAAATAGCTTCGTTAGCTGATGTTGATCCGTCAATGTTTAGCGCGGTGTATGCTGTCGTTCCGCTGCCGTCTGTCGCTACTATGAAATCAATGTCTCCTGGACTAGTCTCTGTTATAAGTATTTCGCTTATGCCCGTCTTCAGTTTTGCCGTTGTTGCGCCTAACTCTAATGCGCTGTTGGTATTTGCGCCATCGTTAATGGTAGTGCTTACCCCTGTTTTTAAATTGGTGTACAGCACATTCAAAAAGTCGACAGGCTCCCACTTGCCTGTTGTGCTGTTGTAATTTATTACGTCTTTGCTGCCTAAGCCTGTAAGGTTTACATCAGTCAAAGCTGCTAACGATGTCACGCCGCCCGTACTATCAGCCGCTTGCCATTCCTGTTGTGCTGCTACGTACTTAATGAACTGGCCGTCACTTACGCCTGCAACATCAACGTCGCTTAAATCGCCAAGCTTTGCGCCTGTTACTGGCGTGCCTGCTGCAATAGTAATGTCATCGCGCTTAATTCTAAACGTGTAAGTCGTTACCTGTGAGTAACGGCGCGGATCGTATTCTATTTCAATGTCAACGTTGTTGAACTGTACCGATTCAACATTGACTCCGTTGTATGTGCCGCTAACGCGATCCAATGCACCGCGCACTTTGTCGGCTAAGTCGGCTGCACCGTTGTAGCTGTCAGAAAAGCAAATGATTTCCATGCGCACTTCATCTAACTTCGACGGGCCGTCGTGCGTGTCTTCAGGTGCAACGCCCTGCAATTGGTAAACAATAAACGGCGTGGCGGTTTCTTGCTCTGCAATCTCAGGAAATATGTTGGTGCTGACTATATCAGTCACAGCGGTTGTGCTGCTCAGAATACCATATACTGCTTTACCTACGTTCATCACTTATTCTTTTTACGTGCAACCTTTCTAATCTGAAAGTCATATTTCTTTTTCATTAACTGATATGCCTTTGGTGCTGCTTCACTGATTGACTTAAAAAACACGCCTTTGTTTCTGTTGTTGCCCTTTATAAATTGGTCATCGCCCTCTACGATATTTGCAAACCATGCGTCAGCATCTTTCGGCGCTCTACGTCCTACACGTGGCCCAACCCAATATGTGCTGTGCTGGTTGTCTATAAGCCACACCTTTATTGATCTGCGCATAGTGCCAGGCTTTATATCCAACTTGGCTTGTTTGCCTCGGCGTATGCGTATGGTTTCGCGTGCGTCTTGTATGTTAGACAACATCTCCTTTTTTATCTCACGGCCTGCCGCGCGATGTATTCGCTTCTGTACTTTCAAGTCAGATACCTCTTTGCGTAGAGCTTCAAACTGTTTAACCAGCGGCGTAGTATTGGCGTGTATGTGATCCTTAGCCATTACGTCCCTGAGATTTGACAAAGCAAAACAAGCTGGTCGTCGCGGCCTATTTCTTCAATGCCTTGAATGTTGTAATACTTAGAATCATAAAGTACGCGGTCATCGGCTTTTACGCCACGGCTAGCGGCGCTGCTTCGTATCTTAAACTTTACACGTTGCACAGGCATATCCTGATCTGTTACAATGCGCTCAGTCATGCCGATGCCGTTCTTCATCAGTTCTGCCCAAACGGTTATTAGCGTGCTATAAGTTTGCACGCGCTCGCCGTATGTGTTAGTGCTAGTGGTGTAACGTTGTATCGTTATCCTTCTATCGCTTTGTCCTATTCTCATCGGTCAGAAATTATGCGATACGGATTCAGTAAACTGTGAATCATGTTAGGCACTTCGCTGCTAATCGTGCCCACTACTACAATATTGCGGTTTTCATAATAGTGCGCCACCAATAATTTAACGGCGTGCAGCAATCCGTCTGGGATTTCGCCCTCTGCATATCCCAGCGTCATATTTACCTGGACGCCGTTGCTAATGTATTCGTAAACGCTAGGCGGTGACACAGTTGTAATGCGTGCAGGCTTGCGCTTTAAGTCAGCATAGTATTGATTGGTCGGCAAGGTGCTGGTAGTGCTTGCTGTGGGGTTGTATGTGATGCTGACAATAGAAGCAACAGGGCCAATTGGTATCTCCCAGGTGCCATAGAAATCATCTAAGTACATGACAGCAGGCAAGTCACCGAGTTGCAGGTTGCAGTAATTCTGCACATATTCAATGGCGGCGCTTCGTAGCGCTTCAATTAATGTGTCTTCGTCGCTGTGATCAACACGTAAAAAGGTCTTGAGGTCTGCCGTGCTTACAATGCTAGACTCAGATGCCGTGCCTGTAATTTCTAGGGTATAGTACATATGGCTAAAATA